ACTTTATGTAATGCAAGTGGAGACACAATAACAGTTACAGGTACATCAACCTTTACACAGTCAGCAGATTTTGATGGTGGAATAACGGTTGCAGGTTCACAAACAGTTGATATGGGTGGAAACAAAGTTACCAATATTGGAACTCCAACTCAATCTACAGATGCAGTAACAAAAGCATATGTAGACGGTGTAAAACAAGCACTTGATATTAAAGATTCAGTAAGAGTAGGTTCACAATCAAACTTATCCGCTACTTATAATAATGGAACAGGCGGTGTGGGTGCAACACTTACAGCGGATGCAAATGGTGCAGTATCAATTGATAGTACATCATTAGTTTTAAATAATAGAGTACTTGTAAAAGCACAAACAGATGAAACTGAAAATGGTATCTATAAAGTTACTACAGTTGGTGATGTTTCAAATCCATACGTTCTTACAAGAACAACAGATGCAGATAGTTCATCAGAAGTTACTGGTGGTATGTTTACATTTGTTGAAGAAGGAAGTGACGCAGACGCAGGTTTTGTACTTTCAAATATAACTGGTTCAGCAACAATTGGAACCGACAATATAACAATGACTCAGTTCTCAGGAGCTGGTTCAGTTACAGCAGGTGCAGGTCTTGGAAAATCAGGAAACACACTTTTTGTAAATGTAGATGACGCATCAATAGAAATTAATTCAGATACTTTAAGATTAAAAGGAGTATCCTCAGTACCTGAAGGAGTACTTTTATACGGAGCAAATGGAGGTTCATCTTTTGCTTCTTTATCAATAGGAACATACGATTCAACAAATTCAGTAGGACAAGTTCTACAAGTTGGAGCAAACGGAACAATAGCATGGACTAATACCTTAGATGGGGGAACTTTCTAAGAATGTCTCATGTAATTAAACCAAAACGTTCAGAAACAGAAGGTTCTGTACCACAGTCAAGTGACTTACAAACACATGAACTTGCAATGAATGTTGCGGATGGAAAAATTTACACAAAAGCGGCTAACGGAACTATAACATTAATAGGCTCTTCAGGTGGACAAACCGAAGACGATGTATTAGCGTTAGCTATAGCACTAGGATAGGAATATGGCATCAGCATTTAAAACAGCAACAGGGTCTAATATAGGTACTTCATTGACAACCGTGTTTGCCGCACCAGCAGGTAGCACTTGTACAATTATTGGATTGTATATCTGTAACCAAAGTGGAGGAAGCATAGAAGCAAATACTGTTTTTTCTGATTCAAGTTCATCAACCTTAGTTAACATAACTCATAATACACCAATACCAAGTGGTACTTCTATAGCCGTAATAGGTGGAGATGCCAAAGTAGTATTAGAAGAAGGGGATGGAATCAGAATACAAAGCAACATAGCAAGTAGTCTTGATGTAGTCCTATCATATTTGGAGCAAACATAAAATGGCACTTATAGGAAAAGAAAACCATCTAGTATCTGTACTAGAAGCCAATGCAGTAGGTACTACAGAAATAGTAAGTAACTCTATTACTGCAAGTGAGATAGCAAGTAATTCAGTTGGCTCTAGTCAAATTGCAGCAAATGCAGTAGGAACCTCAGAACTAGCAACCAATTCAGTTGGTACAGCACAATTACAAGCTACAGCTATTACAAGTGTAGGAGATAACTCAATAGATTCAGCAGCTATAGCTGCAAACTCAGTTGATTCCAGTGAATTAGTAAGCGGATCAATTGATACAATACATTTAGCAACTGGTGCAATAACAAGTGCAAAAATAGCAGGAAATGCAGTAACTTCAGGAGAAATAGCAGCAAACGCAGTCGGAACTTCAGAAATAGCATCAAACTCAGTAGGCAGTTCAGAAATTGCGCAGAACTCTGTCACAGCAACTCAAATTCCAAGCGGAACAATTACAGCAGATTTACTAGCTGCAAACTCAGTAGATTCAGCAGAAATAGTTACAGGTAGTATTGATACTATACATATAGGAAATTTACAAGTAACAACAGGTAAAATAGCTGCTAATAATATTACTTCCGCAAAAATCGGTACAGACCAAATACTATCAAGACATATAGCTGCAAACTCAGTAGATTCAGCAGAAATAGTAAGTGGTAGTATTGATACTATACATATAGGAAATTTACAAGTAACAACAGGTAAAATAGCAGATAATGCTATTACAGCAGCTAAACTTCCTTCCGGAGTGATATCTTCAGACCACATTACAGATGGAACTATTGTTTCAGGAGATATAGCTGCTAATACTATCGCAACAGGAAATGTAGCAGATAACGCAATAGATGGAACAAAAATAGCTACAGATAGTATTCAAGCAAGACATATAGCTGCAAACTCAGTAGATTCAGCAGAAATAGTAAGTGGTAGTGTAGATGATATTCATTTATCTACTGATTCAGTAACAACAATTAAAATTGTAGATGCAAATGTTACAACAGCAAAAATAGCAGACAATGCTATTACAGCAGCTAAACTACCTTCAGGAGTAATATCTTCAGACCACATTACAGATGGAACTATTGTTTCAGGAGATATAGCAGCAAATACAATCGCTACAGGAAACGTAGCAGACAACGCTATCGATGGCACTAAAATCGCTAGTAATTCTGTAGTATCAAGACACATAGCAGAAAACACAATTACATCTTCAGAAATAGCAACTGACGGTGTTGGAGCTTTACAAATAGCTGCAAACTCAGTAGATACTGCAGAATTAGTATCAGGAAGCATTGATGCTATTCATTTATCTACTAATTCAGTTATTACAGATAAAATATCAGCTAATAATATTACTTCAGCAAAAATTGCAACAGACCAAATATTAGCTAGACATATAGCAGCTGGAGCAGTAGACTCTAGCGAATTAGCAGGTAACTCCGTAGACGTAGCAGCTTTATCAAGTGGTGCTCTTTCAGGACAAACTTTTTCAGGTAATGTAACATTATCTGGAAACTTAACTGTAAACGGAACAACTACAACTGTTAATTCAACAACAACTACAATTGCTGATCCATTAATGGAACTCGGCACAGGAACAACAGGCACTCCAGCAAATGATGCAGGTATTGTTATAGAAAGAGGAGACTCAAATAATGCCTTTATGGGATTTGATGAGAGTGAAAATAAATTTAAAGTAGGTACTGGTACATTTACTGGAGCTTCTACTGGTGATTTAACAATTACTACAGGAACTCTTATAGCTAATATAGAAGGTAATGTAACTGGTGCAATTACTGGTAATGCAGATAGTGCAACAGCTTTAGAAACTGCAAGAGCATTTTCTCTAACAGGAGATGTTACCGCATCAGGAGTAGATTTTGATGGAACAGGAGCAGTCGCTCTTAGCACATCTTTAGCCGCAAATACTGTGGACAGTGCAGAATTGGTAACTGGTAGTATAGATGCAATTCATCTAGCCTCCTCTTCTGTACAGACAATAAAAATAGCAGATAACGCTGTAACAGGTTCAAAAATAGCAGGAAATGCAGTTGGCTCAAGTGAGATAGCTGCAGGTTCAGTAGGTGCTAGTGAAATAGCAACCGGAGCTGTAGGTTCATCTGAACTTGCGGCAAATTCAGTTGATTCAGCAGAGATAATTAGTGGTAGTATTGATACTATACATCTAGCAAATAACGCAGTAACAGCCGCTAAGATAGCAGCAAATGCTATTGGCACTTCAGAAATAGCTGTCAATAGTGTAGGAACAAGTGAGCTTGCTTCTGACTCTGTAACAAATTTACAGATTGCAGATAATGCTATTAATAGTGTAAACTTTATTTCAAGTGGATTAATTACAGCAGATTTATTAGCAGCAAACTCAGTAGATTCAGCAGAGTTAGTGACAGGTAGTATAGATACTATTCATATAGCAGACTCAGCAGTTACTAGTGCAAAGATATTAGATGCAAATGTTACGAATGGTAAAATAGCAGATAATGCTATTACATCTGCTAAAATAGCAGGCAACGCAGTTGGCTCAAGTGAGATAGCTGCAAACGCAATAGATAGTTCTGAAATTGCTACAGGAAGTATAGACAGAATACATTTAGCCGCAGATATAGTAAACGGTACAAAAATAGCAGATGACAGTATCAATTCAGAACATTATGTAGATGCTAGTATAGATACAGCACATTTAGCAACTGGTGCAGTTACAACAGCAAAAATTGGTAGTGCACAAGTAGCGACAGGCTCAATAGCAGCTAATGCAGTTACAGCAGCTAAGATAGCAGCAAACGCTGTTGGGTCAAGCGAGATCGCAGGTAATGCTGTAACTTCTACACAATTATCAAGTGCAGCACTTGGTGGTAAAATAATGACTGGTACTATAGACTTTAGTGGGCCAGTTAATTTTCCAGGTACAACAGCAGTAACTGCTTCTGGTAGACTAGGTATACAAGATACAGCACCGCCACAAAACTTACACATAGGTCAAGTAGCTGGTATGGATGTAGGCACAGGAACTTCATCAGCAACTACAGAATTTACACTAGACAGTTTTGCAGCAGCTACATTTAGAACTGCCAAGTATCTAGTACAGATTACAAACAGTACAGATTCAGATTTTCAATCTTTAGAAATAGTACTATTCCATGATGGAACAACAGTTTATTTAACACAGTACGCTTCTATATTTGACAATGGCGCTCAGGCAACATTCGATGCAGATATAAGCAGTGGTAATGTAAGATTAAGAGTAACTCCTGCTACAACAGATAGCATGGCTTACAAATTTATAAGAACAACAATAGAGGTATAAAATGGGACAAAAATTAGACTTTAACATTGAAGACGCAGGTATTAAGGTGGATGGAACACAGGTTATTGACTCCAGTAGAGGATATCAAGGAACTGTTGCATCGGCTAGACTTGGATCTGGTACAATTAGTGCCGACAGACTTCCTTACACAATCACTCAAACAGCTCCAACAGGAGTTGGTGCAACAGCGAGTGGTCATATTTGGTTTGTATATTCGAGTTAATAAATGCCGTTATATATCAATGATAGTGGAACTTTACGTAATATCGCCTTTTTGGCGTTAAATGATAGTGGTACGCTTAGAAGAATCAACGAAGTATATGTAAATGATAACAGCTCTTTAGCTGGTCCTTTTACTATTACTCATCAGACTTCTAGAAATACTGCTACTAGTACGTCTACAATCAGTGGAATACAAAATACTGCTTTTGCAACAACAACAATTTTTAATACAACACTTGATACTGTAACAACATTTGATACTAACAGAATAACAACATTTGGCACAGCTAATAATACTGAAACAAGTAGAACAACTGCATTTAATACAACAACTGCATTTACTACTACTACAGCTTTTACAACAACAACAACGTTTAACACTACTCAAAGTACTACAACGGCATTTAATACAACAACTGATTTTACTACTACTACTGTATTTAATACTACTCAAAGTACTACTACTGCATTTACAACAACAACAGCTTTTTCAACAGTAACAACCTTTAATACAACTCAAGGCACTACAACTGCATTTACTACTACTACAGCTTTTTCAACAGTAACAACCTTTAATACTACTCAAAGTACTACTACTGCATTTACAACAACAACTGCATTTAATACTACTACAACATTTAATACTAGTAAAGCTACAACTACTGCATTTACAACAACAACTGCATTTACTACAACAACAACATTTTTAACTTCTAAGAGTACAACAACAGCGTATAATACTACAACAACTTACACTACTTCATATGACACAGTGATTAGTACAAGTAGAAATACTTCTTTTGCTACAAATACTGCTAGAAGCACAAATACAGCGCAGTCAACAAGTTTTATTACAACATTTGCTACAACAACAGCATATGAAGCAAATACAAGTTTTGCTACATCAAGAATAACAACATTTGCTACAACAACAGCATATGAAGCAAATACAAGTTTTGCTACATCAAGAATAACAACATTTGCAACAACAACAGCATATCAAGCAAATACAAGTTTTGCTACATCACGAATAACAACATTTGCAACAACAACAGCATATATAGATAATACAAGTTTTGCTACTACTAGAAATACAAATACAAGTAGAATAACAGCATATATAGATAATACAACATATATAACAGCATACATTGACAATACAAGTTTTTCTACATCATTTACTAATAATACAAATACAAGTAGAATAACAGCATATATAGATAATACTTCTCAATCTACAAATACAAGTAGAAATACTGCGCAGGCAACAAATACAAGTAGAAGTACAGGATTTACTAACTCTACAAGTTTTGCTACAAATACTGCAAGAAATACAGCGTTTACAAACTCTACAAGTTTTGCTACAAATACCTCTAGAACTACTAATACAAGTAGAAGTACCTCATTTGAAACATTCATTTTAACATTAGGTGTTTATACCGCACACAGAGCAACTACTAGACTTACTTATTACACTACACAAGGATATGATTCAAGAGAAAATGATTACTATAACTATACTACCAGTAGATATACAAATATAGGTAATACATCATTTGCTCAATTTGGATACTACATAACAACCTTTACCACTTCTCAAAGTACAGGATTTACAAATAGCACAGGATTTACAAATAATACCTCTAGAAATACAAATACAAGTAGAAGTACAGGATTCACAAATAATACTGCAAGAAATACAAATACAAGTAGAATAACAGCATATATAGATAATACAAGTTTTGGTACAGCATTTACTAACAATACAAGTTTTGCTACAAATACAAGTAGAAGTACAGGATTTACAAATAGTACTAATACTGCAAGAAATACTTCTCAAGCTACAAATACAAGTAGAAATACAACACAAGCTACAAATACAAGTAGAAGTACAGGATTTACAAATTCTACCTCTTACGATACAACACAAGCTACAAATACAAGTAGAAGTACAAATACTGCGCAATCAACAAGTTATAATACTATTAGAATATCAAACACTTCTCAAAGTACAAATACTTCTCAATCAACAAGTTATAATACTCTTAGAATATCAAACACTTCTCAAAGTACAAATACTTCTCAATCAACAAGTTATAATACTCTTAGAATATCAAACACTTCTCAAAGTACAAATACTTCACAGTCGACTACAAGAACAACAACATTTGCTACATCAACAGCATATGTAGATAATACATCTCAGTCAACAAGTTACGAAACAGCTTACATTACAAGTAGAATAAGTACTCGATCAACAGGAACAAGTAGAAGTACAACAACTACATTTGCTACTTCACAAGGAACAATTACAAGTAGAAGCACTGCTTCAAGCAGAGATACAACAACAGTATTTAATACAGCACAAGCTACACAAACTACTAGAAGTACAGCATCAAGTAGAGATACAACAACTACATTTGCAACAACTCAAGGAACAATTACAACTAGAAGTACTGCATCTAGTAGAACTACTACTTCAACATTCTTAACAAATAGAGGTACTGCATCAAGTAGATCGACTGCTTCAAGTAGAAGTACAACAACTACATTTGCTACTTCACAAGGAACGATTACAAGTAGAACTACAGGTACTTCAAAAAGTACAACAACTACATTTAATACTACTGAGATAACAGCATCAAGTAGAAGTACAGCTTCTTCAAGAAGTACAGAAACTTCAAGAACAACAGCGTTTGACACAACTACAGGTTTTGAAACTACAAGAACAACAACTTTTGGTACTGATAGAACTACAACTACAACATTTAATACAAATAGAACTACAGATACCACAATTACAACAGATCACTTAACCACTACAGTTTTTAATACATCGACAGTAGTATACGAAAGAACAACAGCCTCACAGGTGGGAACTTTATTTGATACAGAAGTTTCTAGTCTCGAAGACTACGGATTCTCATTCTGGGATGGCTCACAATGGAGCGAAAGTAACTAAGAATGAAAGAACCAGAAAAAGGCGGCGGATTTCAAAAAGAAACAAAATTAACACCAGAGTATCTAAACAGAAAAATGGAAAGCATGATGAACGCTATGTATGATTCTATAGAAGAATCAGAAAAACGAATGAGATTAATGGAAAAACAATTATTTGAGTTAAAGCGTGATAAAGCCAAATAAAAAATTAGAAGCACTAACTATAAATGAGTCTTTAGGAGATATTCCTACTCACTTCATGAAGTCAGGTTCTGCTTATAGACCTATATCTGATTTAGAAGAATTAGGAGAATTTAAAGATAGAGTTATTCCTAAACAATTTAGAGGAAGTCCTTTTGAATATGATATTTGGTTTAATACAAATGCAATAAGAACTGTACATAAATGGTTATATACAGATTTTTTAGGTAACGGTATATACATAAGAGTACCAAGTAGGCCTATTAATAATAAATTATTTAATTACATTGCTAATTCTGATATAAAAATAGATGAAGAAAGATGTAAAAAAATAGTAAATAACTTTCATAATAAATATACTTTAGGAATAAATCCTGAGTATTATGATAAAGTAGTATTTTTGCCAGGCACAAATATTTTACATAAAGCAAAAACATTGAACTGGAATAGACTAAAAGAATGTGTAAATGAGGGGTATAAAATTAAACCTCATCCTATTACTCAAAAAGTCTGGATAGCAAAATTAAAATTAAAGTTCGGAGATGATGTAGTTCTAGATAAAAAAGTTGGAGGATTTGAACTATTAGCAAATTGTAAAGAAGTTGCTACTATGCAAAATAGTGAAATGGGACTTATGGCACTTATGCTAGATAAAAAACTGAGATTAGTATCTCACCCTGTTAAAGATAGAGAGAAAAACCTTTGGACTTATGAAAGCTTTTATGAAACAGTTGCAGGAAAAGAAACAAAACAAAAACTGAAAAAATTATTTTCAGCAAAGAACTCTGGAATTATCTTCAATTTTGATGAAGATGCCGAGTTAAGATTAGAAAATTATCTCAATAATTTTTGGGAATATAAGGTAACAAACGGATGATTGAATTAGTAACAAAATATAAAAAAGACTGGAGTATGTTTACTTTAGCATCACTATTAGATAAAGACGGATTTCGTCTGCATTTGTTCGTTCATAAAGATGATTGGAACACACAAGAAATAAACTGGATTTTAGCAAATTTTCAAAATGTAAAAGTTTATGAAGCATGGTGGAGAGAAAATAATGTTTCTAGAATGACTTTTGCTTTAAAAGAACATTGGAAAGATAAAGGAGGACTTGCAAAAAGAATTATTGTATGGGACGGAAATAGAATTTTTAATCGTGATATCGATAATGGTGATATACCTCCTGCAGAATTTTTTAAAGCCTCAATTTCTTTCTTAAGTAGAGATAGAGTTTTTGATAAACATCCTAACTTAAAGGCTTTCTATAGCTTACTTGGACTATCTGTAACTACACATCAAGGCATGCCTTTTACAGATAAAAGTATGGTAGTATTAAATTATGATAGACTTTGCGAATTTGAAGATAGAGATTTATTCTTTACTAGACAGATAGATCCACCTAACCAAAATTTAAGACCTTATATTGATACTAAACTAATAGCTTGTAATGATATTGCTTTTTTCGAAGCATTAAGTTTTTACAAACACTCCTGGTCTCCTTTATACTTAAATGGGAAATTAGATGATTTAATTGTATTAGATGCTATAATGCCTAGAGAAATATTAGACTATAATGTTATGTTAAGAAAAAGTTGGAGTTTAGATGTACCTCATAAATATTTAGCAATGGACTATACTAATTTACCAACAAGTATTCAAATAGGTGTTCCTTGGGATTGTTATACAACTCTTATAGATAAGATTCCGCTAAACTTTAGAAATTCTAAATTAAACGAAGTATTGTTACAAAAAGCCGCAAAGCAAAAAGCAACTGCAGGAAAACTTTTACAAACTGGATTTAAATTAGGAAAGGTCTAATTCTTCTTGTATTAAATCAGATAAGATTATCCACTCAATTTCTTTTTTCTTATGATACTCTGATACAATTTTCTTTTCTGTGTCAGCATGAGGATTTTTGTCCATTGTATTCATAGGTATATGCCAACTATAAGGTTTCGCCTGACCGGCAGTGATTGAAAGAGCTTTAGAAAAAAAGTCAAACCCTACCAATGTAAGAGTCGAAAAATTTATTTTTTGTAAAAAATATTCAATTGTAACAAAACCTGCCGATGGGCGTTGCCCGTCAGGTTCACCGTTTTTAGCTCCCACTAAATCAAATATATTCAACATCTCTTTATCCGAAAACATTTCAATAACTTTATAATCAGGATAATGGTGTGGTTTTTTATCAAGGTGTATACGAGAACGATTAAATAGAACAGGAATGTTCTCAGGATAAAATCGTCTTTTTTTGTATCTTAAAAATCCTGTAACCCAAATGTCCGTTCTTTTACCAATACTTTCCGAATTAGTAGAATTAGGAATACCATTTCCAAATCTTACAACTGTATCGTAAGAGTCTATAATATCCCCCATAGAATGTTGTAACATTTCAACAGAGTTTCCTACAAGTATTATTGATTTGTTTTCTGTAAGGTCGCGTAAAGTTTGTTCCATTCTTCTGAATATTCCAGGTTGTCGTTTATACCATGCCACGGTCCACCATCTGTAAAGTGAACTGCTTTTGGATTTTTGAAGTGATAGTAATTTACCATAGCATTAAACTCTGCTGGTAAACTACCGATTGAATTTGCCCATTTCATTTCATGTAAAGCACCCGCTGGGGCTTGGTTTACATAGGTAGGAGTTAGGATTTTGCACCTTGAGTTGTCAAACCACATTAAAGATGACCAATTTTTCTTCGGATAAGAACTATTTATTTTTTCATTCATCTTACTAGAAGGTACTAGAAAGTCGGGATGTTGTACACAATATACATCATGCGTTTCATTAGCATGATATACTATTTCTTGTGGGTCACATCTCCACATAAAATCAGCATCACAGAACAGTGCATGTCCATGATAATCAGATAAGTATGGTACTAAAAATCTCGTAAAAGCAAATTCTGTACTTTCATTTTGAAAAGGTCGATTATATACTTCTAACTTATCTTTTATTAGTGGTTTAATAGTGTGGCTTCCATTATACTTTCGTATGGAAGCCTCACATACGGCATATGCTTCAGGTTGACTAGAGTCGTACCCGATGTATATAACCATTAATCTTCTTTTAGATTATTGCCCAAATCATTTACATATGCTTGTCTTGCTGTTTGCAATGCTGCTTTCTCATTGTCGAGGTCAGCTAGTTTTGCATCACAGTAAGTTATTGCATGATATAAAGATTTTTGGTCTTTATCAAAACTATCAGTATCGTGTTCGATACCATCTATTGTTATTGAACTCATTTAAATACATCCTGCCAATTGCCTTGTGTACTAGCTTTAGCATACTCAGTAGCACGGTTTTCAAAAAAGTTGGCATGCTCAACTGCATTTACTTGCATATCAATCCATGGAAGAGGATTTTCAGTACTATGGAATATGGCTTTCATACCTAATCCTAGTAATCTTCTATCCGCAATATATCTTATATACTCTTTCACTTCTTTTGCTGTTAAATCTTTGATATCTGCTTTTTCAAAACAAACATCAATAAAATGATCTTCTAATTCAACAACCCGTTCTGCTGCACAATATATTTCATATTTTAACTTGTCTGTCCATATTTCTGGATTTTCTGCAATAAAGGTTCTAAAGAGTTTTGATAATCCTTCAACATGAAGTGACTCATCTCTTATTGACCATGTAACTATCTGCCCCATACCTTTCATAAGATTATGTCTTGGATAGTTAAGAAGAATAGCAAAACTACTAAATAGCTGTACTCCTTCTGTAAATCCACTATAAACTGCCATTGTTTTTGCCATTTCATGTGGACTATTCATATTAAAGTCTGTTAAGTACTCGTGTTTTTCTGACATTGCTTGAATATCAAAAAACTCTTGGTACATATCGTCAGACTTACCTAATGTTTCTAGTAATAAAGAATACGCTTCTTGGTGTACTGCTTCCATAGCAGCATAACTTACTAGCATCATTCTTACTTCTGGTTGTTTGAATGTTGGAAGATAATGCTTTGCATATCCACAACATACGTCTACATCTGCTTGTGTAAAGAACTTAAAGATATTATCTATAAGTACTCTTTCACCATCAGATAATTTTTGATTATAGTCTTTTATATCATCTTGGAGGGGTACCTCATCAGGCAACCAATGCATTTGTTGTTGTTTTTTGTAAAACTCAAATGCCCAAGGGTATACAAAAGGTTTATAATATTCTCTTTCTTCTAATAAATTCATTTAGCCCTCACAACTAAGACAATCTGATTGCTCAAAGATTATCTCTCTTTTTGCTTGAGAAGCAACGTTATCAGCTCTACTAATAGCTTCACTTCTTAAGTAATATAATGTTTTTAAATTTTTTGCCCATGCCAACATATGTACATTGTGTAAGTCTGCTTTATTCACATCAGGTGGAAAGAATAAATTTAAACTTTGTGATTGACATATAAATGGTTGTCTTTGAGCAGCATGTTCAATAATCCATGATTGATTTATTTCAACACCTGTTTTAAAGACATCTTTTGCCCAATCATCTAGTATATCAAGATGTTGAACACTTCCTCTGTTTGCAACTATGCTTCTCCAAACATTTTCATACTCTGATTCAGTTACTTTTTCTTTAATAATTTTATCAAGGTATTTATTTTTTACTAAGTTAGACCCAGTCTTTGTTTTTTGTGTATAAGCATTTGCACGAAAAGGTTCTATACTTGGACTTGTGTTTCCACAAATAATACTAGAACTTGCGTTAGGAGCTATTGCTAATAAATGAGCATTTCTTA